TACAACATTATCGTCAATTCCAAACCATGAAGTAGAAGAAATTATATTATGTTCTAGCTTGCTGGTAATCACCAAGCTTGGTATTCGATTGGTTTTATATTGAATTTTTAAATGTTCTCTATATGCTGGAGGAATTTGAATCATAACAACAGGAAATGGTTGTTGGTATGTTTCAAATGGTATTTTTATTTCTGTATTTTCAAGAGCTAAACATTGTTCTGCGGTTGGACGGAATAGCTTTGGCCCAGATGCAATCATTTCCGAAATCGTCTTTGCATACATTGCAAATGATGAGCCTAAAGAAGAATATTCTCGAACCACCCATGATGCTCTTTCGACTAATTCTTGTCCAACTTCTAGCATCTCTTCCCTAGAGATTGCCAGAGGCTTCAAATGACACATTGCGCCATGTTTGTCGTCCAACCTGATGTCCAGCCATTTTTTGCCATTTAGCCATTTAAGAGCCGAGTGGTATTTAGATTTAAAGAGATTGTCTAGCATCTGGTTTGCTCAATAAGGTCTTAAGTTTAACTTCTATTTCTTTTTTAACATGACGATCATGTAAGATTATTTCGTCGTACACTTTTATTTCTTTTTCGCATTCTTGTATTTTTTTACGCAAGATGTCTATTTCATACTTGGCATCATTTAAGTTTTTGTTAATTGTCTCTAACTTGCTAATTAATGGTTCGACTTGCTTTGCATTAACAGCTAAGACCTTAAGCAATTCATCTTGAGTTATTGTAATTTTCACACCTTGTTCTGTATCGGCAAACTCATCGATTACTGGTTTCCCGTTCCACTTTCTTTCGTTTTCCTCAACTTTTAAAAGCACAGAAGGATGCATTTCAGATTTCAGTTGCTTGATTTTTTCTTTACCTAAATTGGTAAGAAAATATCCTTTCGTTGTTGCTCTGCTTCGATTGTCCTTTCTCATTGGACAATTCCATCTTGCAACCCATGATTTATGAGCCATTCCTCGAATTATTGAAGTTGCCGCTCTGCTTGAATAACTGTAAAGGTTTGTATGTTTTACATAATCAGCCAGTTCAAGCTCATCGACTAATTTTTGTATGGCACGATCTCTAAGCACTTGACAATTGTTGTCAAAAACCAAAGCAAGCGCAACAATGCCACAATTAAGAGCCAAGGACGATTCCCCCAAAGGACCTGTAACTAATGGTAATTTCAAAGTAGATTCAGTTTGCATTGTTTACTTCTTTGGAACAGTCCAACCAGATTCCCATTCAAACACGTCTGTATCTCGTTCGTACAAAGCACGAAGAGGACGATTTTCTAAAAAGGCATCAATTGCAGCGATTGTTTTTTTATAAACTCCAACCCCTTCGATATATCCAGAGCTTGCTTTAATTTTTTGAAGCCAACGATACAGAGTATTGGCTGGATCGTCTTGCGACTTAAAGACAACGGTTCTAAGCTGTTCACAAAAAGGCTCAAGAGTTTCACGACCATAAATCAAAGATGCTTTTGCTACAACAGCCATGACATCCGCTCGGAAAGAAGGCAGTTGCTTGTTTACCCAAGCGATTAAGTCTTCAAATTGTAACGCAAATTCAGCAATTTCAGATTCTGTGTATCTCATCCTTTGAACGCCACCCATCATTGCTCTGCACAAAGCTGGCATTTTGTGTCTTGCTCTTGCACCAATGATGAGTTTAAGCTTTTGCTGTACAGTGCGTTTATGTCCTGAATCTTGAACGTACTGAGCCTCTACAGGAACATTCCATGTTACGTACATAGGGCAAGCTATATTGGCTTTGATGATTGCTTCTGCACGATGTTGTCCATTGTGCATCAGAAGGGCAACGTTAATTGTGATTGATTCATCTGTTTGTAACCACCGTCCAGCTTCAATGTCACGAGAGTAAGCATTCACCACACTTGGGGTTTTTTTGCGTGGGTTTTGGTTGCATTCTAGTAGTTGTTTTGTCATTTCTGGGGTTAAATAGACAAATTCAGAGTATTGGTACGGCAACCTAGGATTTTGGAACCATAAATTTTTATTGCGAGAAGCGGACTCAATGTAATGTTTTTGATTTTCCACTGATCGTGCCAAAGTTGCTGCCATCTGCTCTTGAAGAGTTGGAAGCACAGAATGAGCAGTCGAACTAGCAGAAGAAGAGGCAGACGCCACAATGCCCAGACTTGATAGGCGATCCAGAACTTGTTTTGCCATAGAGTCTTGACCATTAATGGCAAACAGATTGTTTTGGTTAATTTCTGGAGTTTCTGGAGTTTGCGATTGACGTGGAACAGGAACATCAAATTGACGACGGTTTTTTCGGCGACTTCGTTTGGACATTGTGGGTCTTTCCTTTTTAGGGTGTCAATCACTATACCCAAAATTCAGAAGATGTAAAGTCAACTCATGCTGTACGGAGGATTAGATGTGCTTAACTAGTTAATTTTAATGAACTTAAAGTGTAAAAAAAATGTGTACGACAGCAGTCGCCTCAACATCTCTCCTCTTTATTTTGTATTAATGGCAACCGTTACAAGGATGGATTAGGTTGCAATTTACCAAGCAGGATGCTGGGTTTCTAGTTGTAAATTTGCATTTGTAACTTGTCTGATATAAATATGGATTCGCCAAACTCCATCGTAAACCACACGTTATAAATGCCTTCGCTTAAATCTAATCCGTTTTCAGTGGTGTCTAAAAAATAAAACCCTCTGGTGCGTTCACGTATTTGTACAGATTCACAATCAACTAGTAATCGCAAATCTTTTTCTGCTGGAATGCATTCGCCGCATTTTTGTTCAATTGAAATTTTGAGAGGAGAAACAATTGCTAAATTTTCATAATAACGATTTAGATCAGAAGTCCTTGGCACATTTGGAGTAATGTCTATTATGATGAATCTTTTGCTTCCTTGTCTGATCTTGTTTGGCGTGAATGAAAAATTAAAATCATAAACAATAGGAATTGGCGTTGTATACCACAAATCTGGAAATATTTGGAATACATTTTCTATCGATTGTGTGTTTTCGTTTTCTTCTGCAACTACATACCATTTGTCTATGTAATTGCCAATTACATAACTTGGATCAGTTAGTGATACAGTTATTTCATATTCACCAATAGAGGCTCTTGTTATGTCGTCTGATTCTATTGTTTGAAATAAGGTTCTGCCATCTAGATTTTCTGCTGTTTTAGCTTCTGGGTCTAAAAAGTAAATTTCTACTTTTTCTAAAGAAAAGAAGTCAGCACGGTTGTTAGAATTATAAGTAAACAACTTTAGGCGAATATCGTCGCCTACTACAGGATTCTGAAATCTTTCTTTTGTAGCCATTATTTGTTCTTAGCTTTCCTGCGTGCTGCTTCCATAGCTTGGTTTTCACGTTCTTTTTGTTGAATGAATCTTTGTATCATCCATTTTCTCTCGTTGATGGGCATTGTCATGGAGCTTCCTGCATCCATATGTAGGTGATATTGAAAAAAGAACTGTTCCTCCATTAAGTTTTCCCATAGTTCTACGCTTGGTCCGAATTCGTCTTCCGTTTTGCCCTTGGGAAGAAAAAATCTGCTTCCAATGGTAGTTCGATCTCAAAATCTTGACCTGCAAATGGACTGTGAATTTCAACTGTAGTATCTACTCCAAAAGGAGGAGTGTTGACAACATTTCTTAAATAAGCAACATCATTAATTGGGAGTTCTTGTAACAATGCCTGAATTTCAAGTTTGTCAGTTAGCCCTTCTATTTCATCTACCATCAATGCCGTTCTAAATAAAAGAGTATCATCTGACTGCCCAGCAGTATCAAATCCTTTTACTCTTCGTTCTTGGTGTTCTTGAACAAGTCGCTCATCAGAACCTTTTGATAGACGATATTTAAAATGTAGTTCAGTGGTTGGCAAGGTATCTTCTAGTGAAGATGTGCCAAAATTATCAGGACAATAATCTATGTACAAGCTATTAAGATCGATTACTGTAGCAAATTTTCGATCTGTATAAGGACATTTTACTTCTACGTCATATTCTGGAGTATATGAAATACCACGCAGATAAATTAAAAGATAAGTTCTGTCTTGTGTGATGAAATTTTCAGAATCATAGTCTTCCATGATACATCTGTTAAATATCATGTTGATCGCACGACCCTGTTTTACAAATCTAGGAGTTGCGAGAATTCTTTCTTCCTCGCCCGTCATTGGTCGAAGGTTGACGATTCCATCTCTTGGACCATCTATCCCATCGTAGAATTTTCCCTTTGAAGGCAATACTATCTTTTCATAACTGTTTGTATTGCTTCTGACTCTTTGTATTAAATTTTCAAATTGATTGCTCCCAGCAGCTTGAATCTGCTTGGAATTATCATTTGCGGCTGGCCTTTGCCTTCCAACATTAACCTTTTTATTTTTAGATTGTTGTTGTGCAGCAAGGAATTGTGGAGGTACATTGCCGGTAATCTGAATTCCGGGGACGTCAGGACTTGCCCCAGAATGCGAATCTCCTCTTGCAGCATTTTGCATTGATGTAACTTCATTCAAGGCAGCTTGGTTTTCTGCTGGGCCTCTTAGATCGTTTGAATTAATTGGTTGCTTACTTGGGCGGTACGTTTCGTCAGACATAATTTCTCCTATGAAATTTTCTTACTCTTTACTTAGATTATGAGAGTATGCTATATTTAAATTTACACAATGTTGAAGAATTGATTTTTTACGATAAAAATATTCAAATACATTTTCCAGAATTTCGTTCATTATTTGACCAGTGGAGACTCGCACAGATGTCTCCTGCTTTGCGATCATTAGGCAAGCGGTCTGTAATTGATTTTATGAATAGTCTAGATGATGCTCACGTTGAAATTTTACAAGGTTATTTTGACACTAAAGTTACTATAACTAAATTAGAATATAATATTGTAAAAAATTTAAAATTTCCAATATTAAGCAATTTTGGTACTGAACTTGATTTGGCGGTTGGTTTTACGAATATTACAACTTATAGAGATAAGAACTATGTTTATATATCTATGTGGAGATAATTTATGATTTTAGGAAATATTATTTTGTTTGCTCTGGCTACGGTTGGAATGAGTCACATCATTGTAGACGGGAAGATTTTTATGCCAGTTAAGAAATGGTTAAACAAGTGGTTGCCATCTAGCATATACCAATTGTTTGATTGTTATCAATGTTCTGGCACATGGTGCGGATTTGTGTGTGGTTCGATTATTCTTAGCAACAATTTTCTTGTTATTTTTTTATGCGGCATGGCAGGAAGTTTTTTAGCTGTTGTTGCTGCATCTTTTTTGAACTTCATGGAAGCACAAACGTTAATCAACATTGGTGACGATGATGAGCGTTAAGCTTTATCAATTATATTGTGAAATATGTAATTACAAAAGAATTACAGATGGTTCTGATGTTGAAGATTTAAATGAAATAAAAACATCTTCTGTTCCTGCTGGAGTTCCTTATATAGATTTTGAAACAAATAATGTGATTGTTCCTAAGTCTAAAAAGCAAATGAGAAAATTTAAGTGTCCTAATTGTGGACGACTTGTAATGCCTAGAAAAATAGATAATCCTCAAGAAAAACTAGCTGAAAAATTAGAGGCAGAAGAACGAAAAAGGAAAAGACATGAAGAAGATCGGATTGATGGAAGTGAAGCAGGCTCTGCGTGATCCAAGATTCAGAGATAGCTTGCCTATTGAATTTCAAGAAGATGTAGCCAAGTATCTTCAAAATCCGGGATGTGCATGTAATATTCCTATTTATAGAAAAATTATAAAAGAAGCATTAAAACAATTGCAAACATATTATCCGGGAAGAGATATTGTAGATGAACAAGAAGAAATTAAAAAATTAGTAGAAAACAAATGGACTGTAATCAACTGTAGAATTGATGAGTTACAAAACAGACTCAAACAATTGCCTCCGGGTAGAAAACAACTGGATGTAGCACGATGGGAAGATCAGGTAACCGTTGTGATTAACGAAATAGATATTATTTACTAAGCGTCATATATAACAATAGCTTAAACATGGAGGGTCATGGTGACTAATTTTTTGATTAATCTAGGTGACGAAGAACAGTTAAATTTGTTGAGAAATGTAGTTTATCAAATGTCAGAGGGAATGATTGTTACAAATAATGAACTGGATGAACCCGGTCCAAAAATGATTTTAGTTAACCCCGCAATGTGTAAAATTAGTGGTTATTCTGAAGAAGAACTTATTGGAAAAACTCCACGTATTTTTCACGGTTACAAAACTGATAAAGAAACTGCTTATCAAATGAAAAATAAATTAAGAAATGGTGAATCGGTCAAGTATGAAACGGTTAATTATAAAAAGAGTGGCGAAGAATATCTTATAGAATTAAATGTATCACCAGTCTTTAATTCGTTGGGAAAAATAATCAATTATGTTTCCATTCAGAGAGATATATCATTAGAAAAAGTGCTTAAAAAACAAATAGAAGGATATGCTAGATTGTTAGACAGAATAACTAATGAGGCTAGGATTAGATCGCAACAAATATCCGAATGTGTTGCCTAGGCAATTTTCACATGAAAACAATCTTTCTGCCTGTCACGATTGAATCAATATATTCCTTCCAAGTTTTTTCTGATATGCAATAGTTCGTGTTGGCGTGGACTAAATTAATAATAAATTTGTTGGTTTTCCATTCATTGGGAGCGAATTCAAAGCTTTCCCATTCTCCTGAAGCTGCAAACGGTGCGATCTTAGTTTCCAATGATTTGATAGCATCTTTGGGAGTTGCGTATACCTTAATTCCATCAAAGTATTTGTTTTCTATTTTCATAAATATATGATATATGTCTGTCTCTTTATACATATCTTCTTCTTCTTTTCCATTAGAAACTACGATCAAACTAACATTTTGACCTTGCTCCAAAAGCGTAGAGCCTAATGCATAAGCAAAAGTTCCACAATTTCCCGTATAGAAATCTGTTGGTTTTAATTTGAACTTGGTTTTCAGGTTTTGGATTAATTCGGTCAGAGTTATTTGATTAACGTAATTTTTAAAGTCCATTTCTAGTACAATTTTAATTTGATGATATGTAATTGGTAACATGTCATTATATATTATTGACGATGATATGTTTTAGAATCTCTTATTATTACTTTTGAACTTTCAATCATTTTGTTTGGATGATCCTTATATTTGTCTAATTCAACAGGCCAAATGTCTGATTTTTTTCTTTTACTTCCTAATATAATTGCATTTTCATAAAAAGAAATAGCCTTTGCGTATTCTTTTCTTAAATAAAACGCATCTCCTAATACGCACCAAAATTCGGCCATTAATGGATTTACAGATAAACATGAAATTATTCGCTCAATGGCTTCTTTGCTTTTGTTGTGGTGATGAACTTTAACCAATGCCGTATGATAGGTTAGCATGGTTGCTGCCACACCAGAGTTGTTAACAAATAAATACTGGTCAGCATGTTTCAGAAATTCATCATATTTTTTTTCCTTAATTAAAGAATAAGCTTTGTAATATGTCGAATCTTCGAATGTTGCGTTACTTATGTTTGAATTGTTAGAATAAGCGATAATATCTAAAAAAACTGATTTTTTAAAATTTTGTAGTCGTATATTAAAAGAACCATTTTTCTTTATGATTCTAACTTCCTTTGTTATGGTGCGACCGCTTAGTATTTGAATATATGAAGAATGTACAACATTAATGTCTTTCAAATTATCAGCACCTGAAGCTATAAATTCCCAAGGTTGCATTAACAGCACGTTGTCATTTTTGGAATATTGCAATAAATCATTTGGATTATTTGAGCTTATTTCAATGATTTCGCAACCATGACACATCTCTATTGTTTTATCTTTTGAATTTAGGTTGCCTATTATTATTTGAGATGCGTATGGTCTTATTGATTGTAAGCAACTTGAAATTGTTTTTTCATTATTATCGACTATCATTATTACGGTAAGATTTTTCATACGCCTTTTGTTGTAAATTTCTTTTCAATTAATTCCTTGAATGCCTCTGCTTCTTCTTTCATGTCTTTTTGTTCATAATATTTTTTTATATCATTATATTGTTTTTTTATATTTGGATTCTCTATTAATGATAGCAGGTGCTGAACTATTTCTTTTTTCATATAAATAGTTAAGTATCTCGAAAGCGAATGTGCAAGAATGAAAGCTAGTTCATAAATAATTTTTTACAGGAATCTTGCGCATGAAATCAGAATATTTAAACAATCGCACGTTTGAAAACATTATCTGTAGGTTCCAACAATCTAAAAAAGATAGAGCCAAACATAAGCTTCTCATTGATGAATCAGAAAACACTACTAAAAGAAAATCAATTAGAGGCGAGGTTTCAATCGACAAAGACAAACAAATGCTCAATGGATATATTGAAGAATACGCCGTGTCTAACAATCAACATGACACGTCGCAATTGGAATTGGCTTCTGCATTTTATACTTTATCTCAAAACATAGTACGTTATGCTAAATTTAATCTAATAGATGCTGATGATGCTGTACAAGAAGGCGTAATGATATGTTTCGATAAAATAGATAGATTTGATCCAAGAAAAGGCAAGGCTTTCAATTACATGACTACATGTATACTAAATCACTTCAGACAGTTATATCGAACAGCTAGAAACTATAATGAATTAAAAAAGAAATATCACGAATTTTTACAAGTCAAATACAGCACCACTATGATTAGAAACGGAAAAGAAGTTCACAATAATTCAAAAAATAATTGAATTTAAATAAGTTTTATGTTATAATAATACGTATGATACAAAACAGTTTAATAGAGTTGTTGGAAAGAGAAGAACTTATTCATAAGCTTAACGAAGCTGGATATGGTGAATTAGTAGAGACTTTATTGGATAATGATAATAAAGTTTATACCAAAAAAGGTCGCTTGAATAAAAGCGGGGCTTGCAGAGTATTGGGATGGAAAACAAAGCAGCTAGAAGATGCTTTGGATGCTTGCCGAGAAATATTACAGAACGATATTGATTAACAAAGTTGTTCGATAACGGCTCTGTCATATCTCAGGGTGATGTCAATTGTCAAATACTCAGATATGCCCATGTCTAATTCTCCGAACTCAATGGCTTGCGGCCATGCATTGTCATATCTCCATTCTTCTATGACGTTGCCGCAACCATCGTATAATTCGAGTGTAACAGTTTTTTTGAAGTTGTTTTCTCCAGAAGCCTTCCATTCACCGTTGCATGGATTGTATATGTTTTTAAACCAATCAAATACTGGATGTCTGTTTCTTTTTAAATCAAAAAGGACTAAAGTTATTGGCTTCCACTCTGGTTTAGATGGATAGTAAAGAGTTTCATTTATATGCTGCACTTCCATCTCTTTAAAAGATATATTAGGTCTTGCGCCTTTAGCTGGAGGCAAAGAATTTACCCCACTAGCACAAATATCTGGTATTTTAAACAACCATCTAAATTTATGTTTAAAACAATCTGTGCCCAATCCAAAATCTAATCCCATATTGGCCATAATTTTTCTCCTAAGAAAAAAGCCTCTTCAGAGGCTTTTTGTCTAAGATATATTAGTTCGAGTGTCTGGGAATTTAACTGCCCCCGAATTCCCCGCTGATTGACTTTCTCCTGTACAAGGGCTGCAACAATTGCTAGGTACAAACTCTGGACAAAGCGACTTGTAGGATACCTGAGAATATCTAAGAGTTAGCTCTATTGTGCATTCTTCCGAGCTAGAGTAGTCTAAATCTCCAAAGTTTACAGCTTGTGGCCACATGTCTCCTAATTTCCATTCTTCCAAAGGTTGCCCACAGCCATCATACATTGTCAGGATTCCCGTTCCTGCATAATCGCCTTTTTGAGATGCTTGACGCAGATTTACAGGGTCTGTAAAATCGTACATTGTAGCTATCCAATTAAATAAATTTGCACTATCTCTTGTGGCTACATCGTAATAAGTAACAGTTATTGTTTCCCAAGCTGCCTTTCCGGGAATCCAAGTCTTGGCATTCAGGTGATTTATTTCCGTTTCTTCTACTGTTAAATTGGGTCTTGATGCTAACTTTACATAATGTTTAGGCACAGTACCACCACACACGTTTTCGACTTCGAACGTCCATCGAAACTTGCGTTTAAACACAATATTGTTAAAGCCAAGTCGGCCAATTCCCATTTCCATGAATTTTTACCTTATTATTAGCAAGGACTGCAACAACCTGTAATATCAAAGCCGGGACACAAGTTTTTATATTCAACTTGTGAATATCTTAAGGTTAATTCAATGGTTGCTTCTTCAGACGATGAATAATCGAGATCGCCAAAGTTGATGGCTTGTGGCCATACATCGGTAAGCGTCCATCGTTCAATCGCACCTCCGCAACCATCGTACATGGTTAGCGTACCTGTGGCAGAATAGTCAGAACGTTTGCTAGCCATGTGTAACGTGTCTGGTTTAGTAAAATCATAAACACTAGCAAGCCAATTGTATAGAGGCTGGGAATCCATAGTGGCAATGTCATAGTACGTTACTGTGATGGTTTCCCAAGATGCCTTGCCCGGAATCCATGTTTTTGCATTTAAGAAATTAATTTCTGTTTCTTCAATGGTAAGATTTGGACGTGATGCTAATTTTACGAACGATGACGGAACTTGATCGTATCCGCAAATATCTGAAAGTTCAAAAAGCCAGCGAAATTTTCTCTTGAAAACCATGCTGGAACTGCCTAGTTCTCCTATTCCCATTTTTACTGCTGCCATAGTATCTCCTTGCGTCAATTACCTAGCCTTAAAGGCTAGGTAATTGATTGTTGTTTATTGTTTAAAAATTATCAGCAGACTCAGCGAAACTACCCGTTCTGTGTACGCTAAATTCGATAAAGATGAATTCAACCGCTCTTGTTGGTTGAATTCCTATTCTTGCACGGAATTCATTTCTGTCAATTACATCTGGTGTATTTAGTTCTTCGTCCGCTTGAATTATGAAGGCTGTTAGTCCTCGTCCTACCTCTACCTCTCTCAATATGGCTGTAGCTATATTTACAAATCTTCTTCTAAATGTTTCATCATGTGGATCGAAGAGCAGTTGTCTAGAAGCAGCACGGATTCTCTTCTCAATTACGAACAGAAGCCTTCTTACGTTAACCCGATCAAGTGCGGTTGGTTTTCTTTGTAGAGTTTTTTGACCCCATACTAAGAATCCTTCAAAATCCGCAAACTGTACGATTGGGTTAATGGCGTTTCTGTTGCCATACATGTCATCTCTCTCTTCTAGCGTAGGACGAGAGAAGACATCTGAAATTCCCGGAACTGCACCACGATTTACACCTGCTGGAGCGAACCAAGGAGCGGCAAATTGATCGTTTCTGGCATATACAGCCATTACGGAACCTGATGGAGGAACCCAAACATCGATTTTATTGAATGAATCTCGGAGTTTCAACCAAGGCCAATAAAGGGCACCAAAATCTGAATCGAATCTTGTATCATTTAGAGGATGCGTACCATTTTGCCAATGAATTATTTCTTTTACAGTTAATCCAAACGGAGGATCAATAAT